AGAAATACAACCTACCATTTATAGGAGTTAAGAAGAATATATGGATATGTACCAAGTCGGGTTCAAATGTAAAATCTACTATTGCGCCGTACTTATTAGGAGACTTCTCTAAAACGAGGATACCTCAAGAAGAGATTGAAAAGGTTACACAAGATAATGGTATACTGAAGGCTATTAAGCTTAAGAATGGGTGTGAAATCCATATTAAGACGTATGACCAAGGGCAAGAGAACGTACAAGGAGGTAATCCTGATTGGATGTGGTTAGATGAAGAGCCTACTAATGATGAGGTTTGGAGTGAGTTACGTGCTCGTACTCGTAAAGTTGATTGTGAGATGGTTATTACAATGACTCCTCTTAATGGGCTGACGTGAGTTTATGAGTTCTTCTTTAACTCAGAAAATGCGGAACTAGCAAGTAAGTCTTCTATATATCACGTGAGTAGTCTAGATAATCCTTATACAGATAAGACGTGGACACTCGGAATGACGGAAGAAGAATATAGATTACGTGTTGATGGTAGCTTTGAGAACCCTACATGACTTGTATTCTCTAGCTTTATGAGGAGTAAGAATGTAGTGCCTCACTTTGACCCAAAGGAATTATGAGACAATGTTAAGTTTTATAGAGGTATAGACTTTGGTACCTCCCATCCAACATGAGTAGTATTCCTAGCTCAAGACGATGATGATAACGTATATATATTTGATGAGATTCGAATTGCCGAGACTGATTTAAAGGAAATAGCCCGTCAAGTTAATGAAAAGAGTAGGGGCTATAACTTTGAATGTTTTGTAAGGGATTCCGCCGCAAAGCGAGAATGACTTGAGTTTGAGAAACAATATGGTATTTATACTATTCCTGCTGATAAGAGAAGTAAGGGGGCGAATGATATGAGTAATCGCCGAACATGAATACTCCTTATGAACACGGGATTTAAGGCGGGCAAGATATGGATTAGCGATAGATGTCAGATGCTTATAAGGGAGTTAGAAACCCATTACTATAAAGAAAACGGTAGGAGAGATGGGGAGGTTAATAAAGAGGATGATGATTGTATTGACGCTTTACGTTATGTATATTTCATGCTTAAGTATAATATTAAGCCAAAATCACGATTACTTATAGATAAATTTAAGAAAAAAAATAACCCTCGTTCTGTGGTTTATGGCTTTAATAAGCTATAACACGAGGGGGGCTTGACATTAACTATATTATTAATATACTACTTACGATATTTACAATAAATAACAATGGTTAAAAAGACGGAATATAGAAACCATCCGTCTATTACACCTGTGGTAGAGAAGGGCTCATCGAAAGAAAAGCCTAAAATCACAGAATACGTACTAGATAGGTTTACATACTTATACGGTTTAAAGAAGCATAGATTAGCAAACTATTGGAAATACCGTGCAGAATACTCTCAAATCCCTAGGATGGAGAATACTACTGACGGATTTACAAAGTTTCATATGAATACTTGATTTGCCATAGTTAACGCTAAGGTCGCCGAGATATTCGCTACTACTCCTACTTATGATTTTGTCGGACTCGATGAGAACGGAAGAAAGTATAGGAAGATGGTAGAAAAACTATGGACATGGGTATGGATGAAGAGTTGAACAAACAAAGCTCTTACCCAAATCGTTCGAGACGCATGTAAGTATGGAACTTGATTCGGTAAGGAAGTTTGGCAGAAGAATAAACGAATTGTTCATCAACCAAAAGTTGATGTAGATTGAAAGTTATCTTTTGTCGAAGAGGAAGTAATTGACTATGAAGGGTGTAAGCTTATTCCATTAGATTGGAATAATGTATATGTAAATGGTGTTGATATAGAGAATTGTACAGAAGGAATTGTTATCTCACATTGGGATAAAGACGAATTTTTCTCTACATTCAAGCCGAATGGTGTGTATACTTACGATAAGAAGGATATCCATACTGGCAAGAACTACTATATCCCAGCTGGTACTAACCAATTAATTACAGAATACACAACTTGAAGAAACGCTTCTAATACGGATAATGATAATACAATTTCCGTTATTGAGTATTGGAATAAATACAAAGACGAATACATTGTTATAGCAGGTGATGTCCATATAAACCCTTGGAAATGAGGTTGTATGCCTAACCCAAATCCTCATAAAGAAATCCCTATCCTAGCATATACAGACCATCAAATAGATGGAGATATCTATGGACGTGGTGAATTCGATATTACGGATAGCTCTCGTAGACTAAAAGATGAAAGTCGTAGTCTCATGATTGAAACCGTTAAGATTCAATGAGGTATTATAACGATAGACCCAGCTAGTGACTTTGATGAAACAGTAGAAAGAATTTGATTAAAGCAGTTCGCGCGTGTTGAGAAAGATGATTTTGGATTCTTCTCTCCTAATATTGATGTAAGTCCTCTTGAGCTCCTAGAGAAAAAGATTGACGAAGATATCATTATTGAGACTTGAGTTGATTTCCGAGGACAACTATTCTGACCAAATGAAACTGCTGAAAGGACAAAATGACGTGTTGAAAGTGCGAGAAAACGAATAAACTCTAATATACGTGAGAATGCTTATACGTTCTATGAACGACTAGCTGCTCTTCGTATTGAGAATATTCAAACATTCTATAAGGGTAAGGAGGAATTAGTGCCAGTTAAAGGCTTTTCTATTTCTGAAGACGGTGTTCAAGACTCTCTGAGTTGAGATTACTGAGTCATGCAGATAACAAAAGAGATGCTGAGTGGTAAAATACTTCTTATACCTCAAATTGATTCTCTTACTTGAAACACTACTAAAGAGCTTCGTCAGAAGTGGATGGAATTCTTCCAAATCGCTATTAATATGCGTAAGCAAGATGGAAGTCCTGTGTTTGACCCTGCTACTCTTATTGAGTCTGGTAGAGGATACATTGATGATGCCGTTGATTTAGATAAGCTTCTTGGAGGTAATGCTTCCGTAGATGCTGAGGTGAGTAAGCTCCTAAAGGAGCGAGGACTTCCTAATCCAATGGACATTAGTAATGCTACGGAACCTTGAATGGGAATCCCACCTGCACAACAGAGTGGTAGACCAATTCTTCTTCCTAGCGCGGCTTCAGATAATCCACAATAACAAACCTATGATTAACTATATAAAGAAACTCCTAAACGATTGGCAAACATTCAGAATGATACGTAATAATTTAGACGTACTGGAGCCAATAAAGAATGAAGAGCTTATACGATATATAGTTAATCGTTATTCGGAGGAAAATGAGGAGGCGATTAATTCTTTGCTCTTAGCTTCATTAACGAGAGAACTCATAAGAGATAACATCAGCCCAGAAAAGTATCGCTGATACGTTATGGCTCTAGAGCATAGAATTACATTGTTTCGCTCACATAGGAAACTTTTAAATAAAAAACCAACAACATAATATGACAGATAACCAAGATTCTCTGAACAGCGAGGCTACCAATAAGGTAGATACTACGATTCAGTCTGATTCTACTAATTCTCAGAATACTACGGTACAAGCTGAGACGGTATCAAAGGATGAGTACTTAAATGCTCAAGCCTTTGGAACACGAGCACGTCAGGCAGAAATTGCTATGGCTACCAAACTCGTGCAAACTAATGGCGCAGAACTCCACTCTATCGAGGATGTGAAAGTTCGTGACGCTGTTACTAAGCAACTTCTTCAAATGAGTTACGCAGAAGCTAGTGCCGTCCTTGGCGCTAACTTTGATATATCTAAAGGAACTGGGGACAACTCAGATGATACTACTGTAGGTAATTCAAATATAGAACGTCAGCTTAAACTTCTGCAATATAAAGACTCTCAACGTGAAGTTGAATCCGCTATTGAAGCGTATTTAGCGAAGCACCCAGAGATGCTTAAGGCAGATGCAGACGGAATGAAAGAAAGAATTCGTAATGAGTTAGAGAATATCTCTACCAAACTTACTACGGAAGAAAGAGTTCGCCGAGCTGCAACAGTAAGTCTTTGAAATCCAATGGATAACCAGAGCCTTGCTTATAACCTTCTTCTTAATTGAGCTGCTTGAAATCCGAAAGGCGCAACACAGCAAAAAGATGAAGAAGCGAATAAAACCACAAAGATACAAGACGAACTTCGTCAACTTTGGGGTATAAAAAAATAATTTATTTCTTTTAATAAACCAAATTATGGCTAATGTTAAAATAATTGCAGGTAGTGATGAAGGTTCTTACCATGAAATCGCCACTAACTCTCTCGCCGTTTCTAACGGTGATATGCTTACACTAACATCTGGTTTTGTTGCTAAGGCTGTGGCTGCTTCTACCCAAATCATTGGTATTGCAAACGGTACAAAGACTTTCGCATCTGACAATCAGACTGTTGCTAAGGCTAAGGTTAATTACCTACGTGTACTTCCACGTGAAACAATTCTCGAACTTGAGACATCTGCTGATGTAACTCAGGCTAACGTAGGTAAGTTCTATACACTTACTGCGGCTCAGAAAGTTGACGCTGCTACTTGAGCTACTGTTAAGGGAGTTCTCCCTCTTCAGCTTGTTGAGTATATCGGTTCAGCTACTAAAGCACGTTTCGTTGCTGTACAATAATTTTGTACAATTTATTTCAATAACATATAAATATATATGCCTATTTCAAATGTAAACTTCCAAACTGGAGTTAACTTTCAAGAAGGAGCGCAGATTCTAAGCCCACTTATCCAAGAAATTGCGGATATGGTAGATGCCGAAGTTGGTCTCTCTGATGAGGCTGCAAAGTTCGGTTTCACAATCGGTGAAGTTCTTACTCCAACTGGTGTTATCACATCAATGGTATGACCTGAATATCTTCCTGAAATCGGAGAAGATGAGGAAGCTCCACTTATCCAACTTACCCAAGGGTATGAAAAAGGATATGAGCTTAAGACATACGGTGCATCCGTTAAGGTTACAAAACTCTTTATTGAGTGGCTTAAGAAAGCTCAATCTATCTCTGGTGCTGATTCTAGCGTAAAAGCAGAACTCACTAAATTTAAGGACAATATGGTTCGCCTTATGCGTTCTAGCAAGCGTACAATTAACCGTGAGGTTACTAACGTACTTGCGAAAGGATTCTCTTTAACTGCTGCGTATTGACCTGGTTCTGCTGGTGGTGACGGTGTTTCTCTCTTTAATGCTTCACATCCTGTTAAGTCAGAGTCTGGTGTAACTTACTCAAACCTCCTTGGTGGTGCACTCTCTAGTGCTAACCTTGCTGCTGGTATCCAGTCATACAAGACTAGTATTAAGGCTCCATCTGGATTCCGTCTTGATACTCCAGAAGTATTTACTCTCATGGTGCCTCGCGCTCTTGAGACAACTGCTCGCGTAATCCTAAACTCAACATCTAGCCAAGCTGGTATGTTCGCTGGTACAGGAAGTAACTCTAATCTTCTTAACCAATTTAACTTTGAAGGTTCTAAAGTTGAGCTTATCGTTCTCGATATGCTTGGTGAAACCGACAAAGCAGGTGGTAAGATTGGTGGTGCTAACGCAGACGCTATGTGGTTCCTTATGAACAAGTCATACGCTCTTGAATACGGTGCGTTCCGTATCTTTACTCTTTGGAGTGATGAAATCGAAACTTGGTACGAACCAAAAACTTCTTCTTCATTTACGAAGCTTACTGCCCATTGGGGAGTTGACTTCTACAATCCAGAAGCTGTGATGGGTTACCCAGGTGCTTAGTCTTAAACAACTAATCGGTTGATATGCTATTCCTCTTTGGGGATAGCTATTAATTTATTAAATAATTATGACACACAAAGTCTTAAAATCTAAAACCAATCTATCACGCGGTGATAAGTGAATGGTGAGTCGTCATAGTCTAATTGATACAATTATGACACTTACTACTCCTATATGGGACTCTAAGGCTAAGAGATTAAAGCCTAAGATGACCATTGCACAAGCGTGTAGTGAAGTTTGAATAACATCAGTTACTTACCATACATGGCTAAGAGAGGATGCTCTCCTTGCTCAAATGGTAGAAGAAGTCCACGCATCCCACCGTCAAATGATGGAAGACATGGCAAACTCAATAATAATGGAAGGATTAAATGGTGATGTTAAGCTTCGCCCATCTGAAAAGATTGGCTTTGCATTCCGTTACCTAGAAAAAACTTCTCCATTCTACAACCCATCTCAAAAGATTGAGGTTGACTCAAGTCCTACTTCATTCATGAGTGAGGAAGAAATAATCGCTCGCATTAAAGAGCTTTCATTAGAAACTTGAGATAATCCAGAAATCCCTAACCAAATACCACAAGATGTCGTTACATATTCAATCCCAGATACTCCTGAAACAACAACTCCAATTGAAGAAACGGATGGTTGAACAAGCCCAAGTGACGGGTGAACAAGTACAAGTTGAGATTAGTGAGCTAAATAAAGTTAAAGGATTCGGTCAATCAACAATTGATAAACTACGCTCAAAATGAATAAAAACAATTAAGGAACTTAAAGATAAGATGGACGGAAGTACTGCGAGAGACTTTCAAGATACACTTACTCCAATACAATTTAAGCAAGCGCAAAACTATTTCATAGAAAATCCTTATGATTACGTATAGATGAAGCGACTACTGCGGTGCTAAGGCTATGAGCCTAAAACCTCCTCGAATCTACTTTCTCGAAGCATCGTGCAAATTACATGATGAATGATACGCAGAAGGTGGAAATGAAATAAGAAGACTTGTCTGTGACTTGTTCTTCTATACACATATGATAAATGATATAAATAAGTTATGCAAATGAAGATTTAGAAAGTGTTTCTATATTACTTGGGCTACAACCTATTTTATATTAGTTAGACTATTCTGATTTTTATTTTTTACTTATACCAAAATACCAATATGAGCGAGCCAATCTCAACATCTGCAATCATTATCCACGGAGCACTCGCTGTCTTCGGAGCAGTCGTCCACGCATTAAGCGCACATAGAAGTGGCAATTCAAAGACATTTATTGACTTTATAGTACTTATCATAATGAGCAGCTTTGCTTGAGTTATGTTTACTATAATTTGATTCCATCTATTCCCAGCCTCACCTTACTTAGTTTATGCTATGAGTGGAACATGAGGATACATATGAATTGAATGAATGAGCCTTGTTATGAAATATATTAAATCAAAATTCTAGTTATGTCAATACTTAAACCAAGTGAAGTCGGATTCTTCAATACATATAGAAAAGCAATGGTAGCAATAGGAAGAATTGATTATGATGGTGCTTATAAATATCAATGCGTAGATTTGGTTAGACATTTTGCGGTTACTAATAAGTATCCAGAAATCGTAAAAGGAGACGCTATAAAGATATGGAATAGCTGAGTTTGAGGTTGATATAAACTAGTTAAAAATACGCTTACAAATTATCCTCCAGTTGGAGCATTAGTTTTCTGGAAAGGTTGAGAATATTGACATGTGGCAATTGCATGAAAGTGTAACGCTATATGGCTCAATGTGCTAGAGCAGAACGGATGACGTGGCTCTTGAGATGGATTAAAAGATGATGCAATTCGTTACGTTACTAAATCATACAAGAATATACTTGGTTGGGCAATCCCGATAATATAATATGGAAAAAATACTAATAACATCTGAGGTTGCCTCTTGATTAGTTAACTGAGTTAATACCTCGTATACAACAACTAAACCTATATCTAATATTAGGCTTATTGAGGTTAATGGAAGCTCGTATGCACAATACTCGTTTATATGAAATACAATAACACTAGATGATGCCCCTTCGGCATGAAGTGTTGAGGTAACATATGAGTACGAATATAGCCTAGACTATCTAGAGAATTCTAATTGGATTACTTGAGAAATACTAACTTGAACTGTTAATTGAACAAATAAGTTATTCAAGAGTTTCTATCCTATATCTATATTAGATGAGGTTAGAGTTAACGGAACGCCTACTACCGCCTACACATATAATGGTAACTCAATTCTATTTACCACAGCTCCAACAACATGAGTAGTTGATATAGATTACTTTAGAGCTGACTTAAGGGTAACTGATTATTCTCGTGATTCATACTATACGTTTGATGAGCTGAGAACAAAAGTCTACGATAAGATTTGAGAAGACGGTGGAAGTACTGCAAGGTATCCACTTGATTTAGTTAATGATTGACTAATAGATTGACTAAATGAGATTTGTTCTATTATATTAGATAAGTATAGAAATGTAACTTATTCCGTAAAAGTAGGTACACCAATTGCACTTACTCCTATAGCAAATTCTATTACAACACTAACAACTGCTTATGATGAGACATTCCCATCTAAGTGAAGAATAATAACTTATGATGGAGATTTTATAGACTATACGTCAAAGACTTCCACATGAATTATCGGATGAATAACTTGTAATAATTTCCCAATAGATTCTGTTAATGGATTTGTTGGATATAGACTACCACGTAATTGACTTAGAATTGTTTCTGTGTATGCTAATAGTTATCAACTAACTGAGTTTGGTGATATAAATGAATTCATAGCTCGGCAAACAAGTTGATATATAATCAACAATGGTTACATTTATTTTTCTTTTGCATGAGACTTTATAATCAATGTAGAAGTGAATGAATATATGAGTAAGAGTCTAAATGACAACACAGTTGTATATGTAGATAAAGCTGATGTATGAGTAGTAATATACTATTGTCTACGTCAAGTATATGCGGAACGGGAAGATGATAAACTATCTACTGCTTCTGATTTATACCAAGACAAGCTTAAAAGCTATAAACGAAAGATTTGAAAGAAACGAAGTCGAGACGCTGGCGGTGTTATGAAAACTATTCCTTAATTTAATAACAAAACAAGATTATGTTTTGAAACCCACACACATTTTCCGTATCAGTCGGAACAACAGAAGTTGCACTATGTACACTTCTACCAAGTACTGTTGTAGACGTTGAACTTATAGTTTCTGCGGATATTACTAATGCTTGAACAATATATATTTGAAATACTTGACTTACTGCTGGAACAGTTAGAGCTACGGATGGTAGCCCTCTTCTTGCATGAAAATCTAAAGTATATTTCGTATCAAACCCAAGGGATTTATATGTACGTTCCAATACTGGAACAAACCTTATTTATGTTGAAGCTAACTACTAATTATGGATATCAACCAAATTAAAAGACGTAAACGGCAGTTCATCGAGGATGACTCTGGATACGGAACCGCATGAACAACCACAACAACAACCTTGCCTTCATCTTGAGGGCTTCTTGTTGCTATAGATAGCTCAACAGGCGATACTCCAATTACAGATGACGGATGGATTGAAAATCAAAGATATGGATGGTATCTTGATAGGTTCACTTTCTCTGTATCTGCTGAATATGATACAGCAGTCACTAGAACATGAGCAAAAACGCTAAAACTTTCAACTACTACAACAGCTTGAACATGTATTGCAATGACTGGAGATAACAGAGCAAACCCATATGTAGGTACTAAAAACTTGCTCTTCCCAATAAAAGCAAGTACAAAATACCGCTCTTGAATATGGGTAAAAACAAATAATGTAGTAAGTTGAGGCGTAAACTTTAGAGTATTTACATTCGATTCTAATTATGCAAATCGTACCGATACATTTACTGCTAATACACTTGCTGGTACTAATGATTGGACACTCCTTACAAGAGAATTCACTACAAATGCAGCTGCAACATGGTGAGTTTTTGAGCTAACTAACCAAACAGCATGAAACGTATCTGATGCTTGGTTTGATGTTAACTCTATGTTTCTTGAAGAAGTAATAGAACCAGTAGCAAACTCTCTCGTAACTCCTTCCCCTTCTCTTGTATCTTTTACAGCAGTAGGAAGTACAGATAATATTGACCAGTCACAGCTTACAAGCTCTGCAAACTATCCACTTTGAGATTTATCTGCAATATATTTTTGACAACAATTTCTTCCTAGAAAGTCTAAACTCACAGGTGTAGTTATACAAAAACATACAACTACATGAACTTATACAGGTAATATTACTGTTGCTATAGTAAACGATAACGCATGAGTACCATGAAGTACGATTCTTGCAAGTTCGATAATATTAAATGCTACATGGACAGCCCTTACAGTATGAGTTGATTATACAGTAAATCTTCCTTGTAATCTTACAGTAGACGGAATAACAAAATATTGGATTCGCCTATTCTCTTCTACATCTGATGCTGCAAATTATGCTAGAATTAAAGCAGTAAATCCTTCTTGATATGCAGACGGATGAATTGCATATGGAACAAATTGAGTGGCATACCCAACAACATCTACAAACGACTTATACTTCAAAACTCTCTACTACAAACCAACAACTAACTTCAAAGCGTCTCAAAACAATCTTTCTGTATCAGTAAGTGCTGATGAGGATGGATTTATAGAATCTTCAGTACATAATCTTACTACATGAACTTGGAGTTTTACTGATTGAGTTAATGACGGAAGTATTAATAACAACATGTATTTCTCGCGAACTACATGATGTACGTTTACTGGAAATACAGTACAATTTTCTGGAATTAATCAGAATTATATTTTAAAAATAAATCTCTGAGTAGTTGCGACTGGAGATATGACGTATACTATAGGATTCATTACGAACAATACAATCTCGTACTCTTACGATAATATTTCTTATACCACTCTTGGGACTCTTGTTGGTGCAGGCGGAAGCTACACTATCCCAATGAATGGATACTCAACTGTATATATAAAGAACAACGCGAATGCAGCGTGAAGTATGACTAACCATTCTGCCACTTGTCCAATAGATACTTCATCTCTTTCTGTACTTAAGAACTACCCAACAAATAAGGATATCATAAAGCAATACTCTACTACTCTCTCTGGAGCTTCAACAAGTGCTACTTATAGAGCTACTAAGTGGGGATTTCCTGCCATTGAATATTCTTCAACAGAATATCAATACCTAGACGTAGACACTACAGCTACATGAAGTACCGTAGCATTCTCAGAGCTTGGAACAACATATACAACAGTTGCAGACGGAGCTTCACTTGCAATCTCCTCTACTACAACTCCGAGTATATTTGTAAAGACGAATATAACGGCAAATAGGCTTTATCTCTCTAGTAACGATTACAATGCTTCTAGCGATAAAGATTGAAGTCAAAAACAATCCGTAGTTTACCAAGTTATACAATAATGACACTCACTTGATTAATAACAACCGCAATAATACTAGGGTCTGGGATGACTGTTCCAGATTCTAGTTTAATGTGTGGTGTAGATATCTATTGAGCATATGTACCCGATACTAAGAAGGTATATGTATGTGAAGGCTCTCCTCCTTTTGTTTACTATCATGAGGATTGACATTACTACTACGATAATATAATAACTAGAAACGAGCGATTGGCGTACAACAGAATGTATTGGAATGATAGGGTTATTTGAATCTCTGCATTCTATAGTTGGTATTCATTCTCCGATGCACAAGAAGACTTTGCAGACTTATATGCCCTTATGATGCTGAAACAAAATTCAAATCCATATGTAATGAAAAGAATTAGATTTATAAAAAGATTAATTAAAAACCATGAGTAATTTCCGCCCACAAAGATTTAGTGATTTTTCTTGAGGTATTAACCTACGAGATAGTGCTGATAGGATTAATGATAATCAATTTATTGAATTAGTCAATCTTTCATCTGAGTGAAATAAGCTACAGAAGATAAAAGGGTACGCCCTTCTTAAAACTTTAGCTTCGTGAACAAATAGAGTTCAATGAGTTAAGTTATTTTCTAACTACCTGATTGCAGTTGCCAACGCATCTCTTCATGTGTATAATTTAACTACATGAGTCCTAACTACTCAAGCTACCGCTGTTACATCTACTACAGATAAGTTCCAGATAATAGTACAAAAACTTGCTGATTTAGCAATAGTACTTGTTAATACAAATCCAGCTACAACAGAAGATATAAAAGCTTACGAATTCAATACTTGAACTCTTGCGTTTACTAATAAGGCTTTTACTTGATTAAGTGATAAAAACTTTAAGTGTGCGGCTTTCTATGAAGGGAAACTTCTTCTCTGAGGTAATCCAGCTGCATCATCTGTTCTATATTATTCTAAGACTTTCTCCGCTACTTCTCTTGCTAATCTCTACGACTTCTCTGCTTATAATAGTTGAAGTCAACCAGTAGGTGATGGTGAAAGAATAGTAGGATTTGCTTCTAATAATACTGAGTTCTTTATCTTTAAGACAAACTCAATATGGAAGGTAGTCTCTAGTGTGGACTCATGAAGCTCTTATGCTTATAGTCTTCGTCAAGAAACAGCAACATGAGTACTTAATCCATTCAACATCGTAAATGTAGAAAAGGATATAATGTATTTCGATTGAACAACAATCCGCAGAATATCTTACGAACAGAATATCCAAGCATTAAGTGATAGTGCGATAGGTAAAGAAATAGAGAACGGCATAGCCGCACTCTCTCAATCTCAAGAATCAAATAGTTATATGAACTATTCCTATCCTTATGTCAAGCTTTACTTAAGAAGTAATACTTCATCTGAGAATGACTTCGCTATACTGTATAACGCAGTAGATAAAGGATTCTCTACACAAGAATGAATAGAAGGTAACTGTGGGACGTTTGGTACATATAACTCTCAACGAGTTAGCTATACTTGAATGAGATTCTCTTCAGATATCTATTCTGATAATACTTGAGAAAGCTATAATGATGGAGATATTAACTTCTCTGCATTAAGTAAGAAAATGAATATGGGTGACACGGTAAACTATAAGACGTTTAATCTAGCAGAATTTGCATGATATACTTCCGTAGATGTTGCTCCTATATTTCATATTTATGTAGATGGCGATGAAATAGACACATTCCAAGTAGACACTTCTAAATGAGAAGTACTGTCAGATACTACATGAAGTGCAACAATAGGCTCTTCGACATTTGGTTGAAATGCTTCTTCTATTGGTACATGAATAGTAAAATACGAGGTTAAGATTCCATTTTACCGAAGAGGAAGAGAGTTCCAATATAAAGTTGAATGAGGTTCACAATGAATGTTTGAATTAAATTACTTTGCTATAACCGCAAAACACATAAAAGGTTACGATAAAATAACATAATAATTATGCAATACCCTGCTGAAAGCTTCTACCGAGCGAAAACTCGCCAATCCGTATCAATCACAACACTACCTCCTTTTAATATGAAGGTAAGCAAAATCCCGCTTGGCACAAGTGGGTTTGTTACGGTTGACCCTAATACCTCTAATGAGGAAATTATGTACTTTAATGCTACTGATGCTACGAATCTTACGATTACCGTTACGATGAGGGGTATTAAGCATAACGCAAGTACTCTAACAACAGATGGTGGAGGTGCAGCTTCTTGAGACTACAACAACTCAACATATATGAAGGCACATACGCAGAATGCTCAGGTACGCGGGGACATCAATCAACTACATATAAATCAAATAGATGGTTACTTTAATCTAACAGAAAATGAAACTACTACTTGAAATAATACGCATAGTTGAAATGAGGTGTTTACTAAGAGTATTAAAGTTCCTGTTTATGCTGATGCTACTGCTCGCGATGCTGGTATACCATCCCCATCAAACGGAATGGTCATATACAACACCGCCCTTGGAATACTCCAACAATACATAGCAGGTGCGTGGGCGGCTTTCGCTTCTGGTACAACTACTAACGCAGATACAACTACTGCTGGTAAGGTTGAGCTATGAACTACTGCTGAATTCCGCCAAGGAACATGAGTATGAGGTTCATGAGCATCATTAGTTGTTACTCCAACACAGATACTTGATTTTGTTTCTTTTGGTGATGGTAGTGATGGAGATGTTACAATCTCTACTCCTACTACTCTTACGAGAGATATGTTCTATAATAATCTAGTTGTTAATGATACACTTACAACATGAGGTTATGCGGTATATGCTCGATGAACAGTATCTGGTACTTGAAAGATAGTACATAATGGTAATGTATGAGGAAACGCTAGTGGAGGTACTTGAGGTACAGCTGCTACTGCTCTCCCAGCTTGAACTTGTGGTACAAACCTAGGATGAGCGGCGGGTGCAACTGGAACAACATGAGTTGGTACAAATGGTATTGTTGGAACTGCATCAAATCCTTCTTACGCGACTACAGCTACGGCTAGTGCGGCTTGAGGAAATTGATGAGGTAATGGTGTGGCAGGAGGAACGGGATGAGTTAATGCTACTGCGACTCAATGAGTTCATTATAACACAAGATTTAATCTTGCCAACCTATTAGCTGAAATGTACTTTCCAGCTAGAGCTATCCGTGTTACAACTCCATATGGATGACTCCCTTCTTCATGAAGTGGTGCTTCTGGTGCTGGTAATGGATGAGGAACTGTTGGTTGAGGAGGGGGAGCAGCTGGTGGAAATGGATGAATTATATTTATATCTGCTCGATGAATCTCAGGAACTTGGACAATAGAAGCTAAGTGAGGTAATGGATGAAATGGAGCACAATCCCCTAATGTAAACTGTGGTTGAGGTGGAGGTGGTTGAGGAGGAAGTGGTGGATTTGTAGTTCTAGTAACTAGCGGAACTGCTCCTACAATTACTCTTACATGAGGTGCCGCAGGAACATGATGAGCAGCAAACGGATGAAGCTCAGTAGCGTGAAGTGCAGGTAGCGCAGGTACGGTTGGACAATCTCTTGTAATTACAGTATAATAAAAACAAACTTATGGCAACAACAAATGTCAATACAGACGCAAATAGACTTAAAACCCTCCAAGACAAATGATTGGGGGGTTCTAGAGCAGCGTTAAATCTTCAAGATAAGATTTGATGAGGTGCTAGTACTATTACACCTACTGTTACTTCTACACCAACTGTTAATCAAGATGGAGCTACTGTATTTTCACATACCATAGATATTCCTGAACCAGAAAAAGTTGTAATTGGGTGAGATTCAACATCTCCAACTCCGACTGGATGAAATGATAAGAACTATAATTGACAAACATTTACAAGTACTACTAAGTCATCAACTCCAACAATTGAGAGTAGTCTAACAGATACTTCGTGAGGTTGAACTCCTTGAAGTAGTACGTCTATATGAGGTTCACCTAGTACTACAACTAAATCTTCAGATAAGGCAACACAAACAGAAAATACTACTAATAATGTAGTTACTGAGGCTACTGCTCAGTATGATAGAAATAAAATAACAGACAGAAATCAATATGAAAATCAAAGATTAGCTTATGAGGCTGCCGCTATGGAAACAGATACGGAATTAAAGAGATTCCAACTAGAGAGAGAAAAACTTGCTAAGGATGAACAAGATAGAATTAATAAGAAAGCTGAAGAAGATGCGGCAAATCTAAAAGTACTTCAAGATAAAGAAAGAATAGCAAATGAGGCTTCAGTTGCCTCTGCACAAGCTAAGGCAGATGCTGAGGAAAGAGAATTACAGATAGCTAATGATATTGAACTTCAAAAGTCTAACGTAGCGTTTGCTAAACTATGACTTAATTTATCTACGGCGGCAGCTACACAAGCTCAACAAATCTATACCACTTGAGTGTACAACTTAAGTAAGCTAAAGACGGAGAATGCATTTAAGATGGCGAATCTCCAAGTTGAGGTTGCTAAAGTTGAGTTTGACCATACAACTAAAATTAATGACATCATTAATAAAAGTTCCGAGGATAGCTATAAGATTCGTAAGACTCTTAGCGATGAGGTTCATTCAATTAAAAATTCAATTACTAGCAACAGATTAGAACGTCAACAAAGGATAGATGAGACTATCGACAACTATCAGAAAGCTATCTACGAGAATCAGAACAATGTTGTTGACGGAATTAGTAAGGCTAATGACGCACTTAATAAACAGGTTCAAGGATACTACACTACACTTAAAACTAAGGAAGCGTACAATCAAGAAAAGATAGATACATTTGTAATGAATGGAAGCTGGTATCAGATGACACCATACAAACAAAATGAATACGAGAGAAGTGCATGACTTCCTAACTGAACTATATCTAGAAAGATTACAGGTATTATAGGTTCTCAAATATACAAGCAAGCTCAAGAATTAACTTGACTTAAAGGTATTACATTTAGCTCATGAACTTATAGTCTTATGATTTCAGAAGCTCAGAATCTTACTCAATCATGAGTACCATTTGAGACAGCTATTAATCAAGTTATAAGTAAATATATAAGTGAAAGTCCTGAGTATCAGAATGCTCTTGCAAAACAACGTAAAGACGCTACTATAAAGGCAAGCGGATGAGGAGGTGGAGCTTCATATTGAACTGCACAACCTAAAGAAGTGTATGTCGATGGTAAACTCCAAATAGTACAATTCCTACCATGAACTAAATGAAATGTTGGTAAGTATGTATACAATGATGGAACTCCTGTTACGTGACCAATTTCTGACGGAGGAGGTGGAGCTTCATATTGAACAGCACAACCTAAAGAAGTGTATGTTGATGGCAAACTCCAAGTAGTACAATTTTTACCATGAACTAAATGAAATGTTGGTAAATATGTGAACAATGATGGAACTCCTGTTACGTGAACAATTTCTGACGTATGAGAGAATACCGCCGATAAGAAACTATCTCTTTCTGAATCAATAAAAGCAGCATTAGCCGCTAAGAAAACACCTACTAAATAATTTTAAAAACATATGTGATTACTAGACATTGCATGACGAATGCTTGTTCAAAAAGGTACAGAGAAATTCCTAAAGGAAACATCTGTATGACAGAAAATTGTGAAAGCAGTTACTCCAAAGAATAAGCCCCAAACTCCAGAAGGAGAGGGGCTTTCTTTTTGAGGTACTACAACACAATCATTCATAGAGAACAGAAATAAGGAAACGAGAGATGCAATATCTTCTCTTCCACAATCTTATCTTCAAAATGAGTTTGAAAACGAACCTATTTCTGGGGTATTTCAATGATTTAAGTCATTAGAAAGTAATGCACTTATTAATTCTCAAAAAGCAAGTGAGTTCAAGAATAACATCTTCTCTATGGCTAAGTGAGATACTGAGGCTAAAAAGAAACTTCAATCTACACTAAGTAAAGAGGCATTTGATAAGTACGATAAGTGGAGTACATTCGCCACTAATACTAGAAACAATGTTATTGGAACTAAAGAGAATTGGTTTCAAACAGCAGCTTCTAGTGTTGTAGAAAGTACACCATTCGCTTCTGCTATCTTAGACAAAGCTCTAGGTGGAAGATACTCTGCTAACAAGTTTGCCAAAGAACAACTGACACAAGAAGGTAAATTCACTCAATCAACATCTGCTAAAGTAGTTGGTACATGAGTTGGTCTTCTTGGTGGATATGGTATATATGGCAAGGTTGCAGATAAACTTATACTATCTTCTAAGATAGGTACATGAGGTGGAATAGCCAGTATGGTAGGAAGAGAATTCCAGAGTGCTATGAGACAAAGTTATGCACGTAACCCATTTCTATTTAACTTTACTTCTAATACAGCACAAGAGGCTATTGAATACGGAGTAAGAAAATGACTATGAGATGAAAACTATTCTACTAGCGATTTAATGCTATGAATAACATGAGGAGCTATATTCTCTAAGTTATTTGCTTGAAAGAAACTAGATAGTATATTTGACAATCTATCCACAAAGGACTTAGATAATATTAATGATGCATTAAAGAAAGCTAAGACTATTAATCCAGAAGTAAGTGATAAGGAATTATTTAATACAATCTCCGATGTTAAGCTTAATAGCTGAATTACATTTGGTGAATTAAAGACTTCATTTATTAATGCATGAGGTAAGGTGGGGGACAATATGAAGGCATGATATGATAATGTTGTTAACTATTTCCACAATGCAGGGGTTCGCACAAGTACCGCAGCAGGTAAGCGTATTGATAGCTTCCTTGAAGAAGTAAATACTCGTATTGGAAAGAAGGAAGTAAGTAAGTGAATTCTTAGTGCAGATAAAGATATTACTCAATTTAAGCAAGATGTACTAAGTGACCTTACGAGTCGTACTAATCTTACTCATGCTGATGTAGAGGAAGTTCTATCGGTAAGAGCTAAGGAGTATGGTATTAAACTTAATGACACCAAGACTCGACTAGATATATTTGACGAAGCTGAAGAAGTAGTTATGCGCGAAGGTAGTGAGATTACTAATCTTACAAATCCTAAGACTATTGATGGGTTCAAATACCAGTACCTTGGTAAGAATGATTTTGATGCCGATTGATTACGTAAGCTCCAGGATGAAATTGATTTACTTAGTGAACTTAAACCAACAACAAAACGATTAGTCAAGATAGATGAAAACAAAGCTAAGATTAAAACTCTTCTTGCCGAAAACGGATATAAGGGAGTTAAAGAAGCTGAGGATGCTAGATACAGAATTGACCCAGATAAAGTAAATGAGTTAGCTAAGGCTAATAGAAGTAAGGGTGCAAAATGAAGAATTACTAATATTGAGAAGGAGAAAGCTCGTGAGGCTATACTTGCTGAGACTCGTAAATTAGAAGCTGAGGCTGAAAAGATTATTACTAAACTTAGCTGACTAAAAGCAGTTAGTTGAGATGGAGACTTTGCTAAGATTATCCAATACACACAGCTAAAACAAGCAATGGAAAGTGGGGATTACCGAGGCGCCCTTAAAGCTTTTATTGATACCAACAAACCATTAGTAAGTAAGAAGGGTATAGAAGAGGGCGGACTATGGGTAGACGGTAAAGTTCTAGAACGTCAACGTAGCCAAGCAGATGTAAATGAGATTACAATGGAAGCCGCTAAACAAGAAGGCGGCGTATTTAAACTTTCTGCTGATGAAGATAGTGGAAGTGTTAAGAAGTTGTTCAACTTTGTTATGCCATTCATTTGAGATAGAAAGCGAGGTAGCGCATTATTCCAATGAGTTGACACTAATCGTAATGTATTTGAAAGAGTATTTGGTAAGGATAGCCATATGGTTAATTTACTTCATACTCAAATATCTTCTGCCCGTTCTTCATGGAAACTAGAAAGTATTTCTGACTTTGAGGCTCCTCTAGTTAAACTTATATCAGACGCTAAACTTTCAGATGCACAACTACAACGTAAGTTCATGATTTACATGACTACTCGTCAAGGTTGAATGAATGGAAGAATTACTAATGCCAACAATCTTTGGATTGATGAGAATGGTAAAATATGGGATGATATATACGATACTACAACTAAGACAGAATGAAAGGCTGTGGTTGATGCGCCAGCTCGTCCTGATAGTGCTATCAAACTTACAGATACTAATATAGAAACTATAACAAAGGAGATTGAAGGTAATCCTCAATTTACTCGAATTATACAATTTCTAGACAATAAGTTTAATAATGTAGCGTCTCGTCTTAATGCTCAGAACTACCGTGATACTTGAGTGCTTATACCTAATGAGGATAAATATTTCCCAATTATATATAAGAATGCAAATTACTTTAAGTGAGGAGAAGAACCTAGAAATAGTCTTAGTCAGGTATTTAGTTCATCTGTCCAGAAAGGATTCCTTGAAGCCAGAAAAGAAGTGCCTAATGACTTTGACATTAACACAGATTTAGCTGTGATGATTCGCTCATTCCAAGATAACCAGCTATACTATCTTCATATGAAAGAGCCGATAACACGTGCAAAGCGCGCAGTTAGAAACTCTAATAAGAAGGGTATTAATCTAGATGATTTAGATGAATGAGTTTACTATGACCCAGCTAGTAAGCAGATGAAATGGAAGGACTACGTTGGCACAGACGTTACCGAAGGCTCTCCAGTAATGACTAAACCTCTACGTGACTACATAGATAACTATATTGAACATATAGAGCACCGAGGCGTTGTGGCTGAGAAGGCTTCTATTATAAAATCATGAAGTAGACTTGTGTCAAACATAAACACATGGAGTACAATCTCTGCTAATGTGTGGAGTATGGTTTCCCAGTACTTCAGTTTCGCTGACGTAATCTGAAGTTTCGATAAAATTAGTGATGTGGGAAGCTTCATCCGTTGAGTTGCAACTATGAATCCATTCTCTACTAGAACAGCTACCAAGTATTCTTGAGCCCTACTTGAACGTATGACAGAACACAACCAATGAGTTGCGCTTGGACGTATATTCAATGTTGGTGATATGAAAGCTATTAGTCAATCTAAATGGATGGATGGTATTGGAGAAAGGGCTATTGAAATGAGTCTACGATGAATGAGGAAAACTGATGGTCAAGTATCGTACTGAATATGGAACCACTATGCGAATAAGTTCCTTAAAGAAAATCATCAGTACTTCCCAGAAGTAAAGATAACATCTAATATGGATGAGTTAAATAAGACTATGCCACCATCGTGGTTTAAGAAAATGATTGACTACTCCGATATAGAGATGAATCGTACAATGGGCTCCTCTGCTGACTTTACTATGAGTTCAGAGTTAATGAGAAACAGTTGAAGTGTATATAAGGTAGCTACGTCTATCCAAAAGACATTTATCAACCGCTTACTATTCCTAAACCATATACTATCTACAAAGGGTATTAAATCAATTCCTGCTGTTGGTGTTGCATTAGGATTAGGTGCGTATATAGAATCTGAACGTGAGTATTGGAGAACTGTATATGATAGCGTGATGGGCAAAAAAGAGTTTAAGATGTTGGAGGAAGACATAGACTTCTGAGCATTTACCGTTAAAGCAGATAGCCATTTCGGTAAGATGTTGGCTAATAATCCTTCACTTAACTACGATTCATTTGAGTCTAGTATATATGATTGGGGTATGAAGAAGGCAACTGGTAAGCCAGAACTAAGTATGGCAGAAGTATACGCGGCTCGCGCTATGGGTCAATTCTTTGCTAACAACTTCTGGAATCCAATGAATAGGTATGAAATAACTTCCGCTCTTCGTTGATATGACTCTATTAAGAATCGTAATGATAAATGAGAAGTCCCACCATGATTCCGAAATGATTTAGAAATATGATATGCAATAGTTAAGATGATGATACCATGAGCTACTCGTGATATGATTCCAGCTATCCACAAGGATATATTTGAAGAGCCACTCTGGCAGACACTTGAAGACAATTACCAACTTGGTAAGATGACTAAAGGTAAGCCAGAACTGTCCGAAGAGTTATCCTCTCAGACATTTAAACAGCAATGAGATTTTGCCAAGGCAGATAGAGAAGTCTATGAAGCTGGAGGTGAAATACGTAAAGAGAAAGAAGTTAAGAAAGCTACAATGGTAGAAACTGCTAAGTCTATATTAGCTGAAAAGCAAGTAGAGAAGATGGATGAAGCTGCATTTATAAATTACGTTGTAGATAATCCTTCCATAATAGAATGAATGAGTGATAGCGATATAGAAGAGTTGGCGAAAGTCCTCTCAACTTGAAAACCAGATGTTCGTACAGATATATACGCGCCATATCGAAAGACTACCACAGACACCGAAGTTATTTATAATAAATTTCTAAAGGAATATGTGGACAAAGAGGACTTCGATTGACTTGAAAGTATGATGGACGAGTTAGAAGCCCAAGAAGTTATCAAAAGTAGAGAATGATTTGAAAAACGTATGCTAAAAATCATTGAAAATAGCAAGTAGTTAAATAAGCCCATTTTCTACGCGATAGCGAAGAGTTAGTAGTCTAGCGTAGGGTAATTCATTTATCTGATTACACACAGCGTATAAGCAAAATAAAAGCCCCGATTTTTACATCGAGGGCTTTTTTTAGTATGTATTTATTAGAAATCCCAAGTTCAACTCATTCAACTACTTTGAGTATAGTTAATAACAGTAGTTTCAAAGAAGTTACCTTTGTCAGCGTTAGGGTCTTGTAGTCTATCTAAATGCTTGTAAGGATTCTTAGTTCAAGTCTTATAGATAGGAGCTACTCAAACCATTGATAGGCGTTGATTAGCCAACCATTCCGTATATTCTTGAGTTGTATCTTCATTCATTCAAGGTATCTTATTACCGAGGATAAACTTAGCCCACTCGACTTCTTGAGTTACCGCATCCTTCATCATCTGAATAAGCACTTCTTCATTATATATTTCTGGAAACTCTTTCTTAATCTCTCTAATAATTGAAGAGAATATAGTTATATGAGTCAGTTCATCTCTACGAATATAAGCAATCATACGTCAAGTAGCTGGCATCTTCATACTATCAACAAGTGTATCAAAGAATGCAAAACCATTGTAGAAGTAAATCCCTTCTAGTATGAAGTTTGCGCAAATTGTTCTAAAGAGATTAGCGTCATTAGGATTATCAATAAAGTCTTGATATATCTTTCAGATGTATTGATTTCTTTCTAGTAGTATTTTATTATCTCGCCAGAAGTAGTATATCTTTTCTCTTTCTTCCACACTTACAACACTCTCAAGAATAGTGGCATAGCTTTGACTATGGATAGCTTCTTGATATGCTTGGATAGAGAGAAGAAGATTAACCTCGGGTGAAGTTATATAGTTACTAATATTAGGTAAGTTGACAGTTTGGATAGAGTCAAGGAATATAAGAAAAGATATAATCCCTTTATATGCCTGTTGTTCTGATGGACTCAACGTATTTGTAAAGTCCCTGGCATCATCCTTCAATCAACTTACCTTCTCTGGCAACCAGAAGTTACCCACCATAATTTGGTACATAGACTTAGCCCAAGGATATTTAACTTGATTAAGGTTGAATAGTCAAGTTGTGTTTCATTTAATTATACTTCTTGAACTTACTGAATCATCTCATTTTGGATTAAATATCGGATTGCGCAGGGTAGTCATTATGCTTTATAGGTTATAGTAATATATTGCTTTTCTGTTGGTGTGATTACTGGCTCATTACGCTTAATAAGCTCATTGTATAGTTTTAATCTAGTAGGCATAGATATATCTTGAGTTCTAATTATATTCTCAATATGAGATATACCTAGCTCACTAAGCTTCTTATATTTAAGCGGTTCTGCTCAACTAATACCTCGTGTTCCCCAGTACATACTGTCAACATCGTAAGTATTACCAATTCTATCAATAAGCTCAAGCTCTTCCATATGATAATCCATTCCTACATTTAGTAGCAGTTGAGACAATCTCATATCTGGATTCTTCATCCATGCGTCCTTGATGATATCAAGTACGACTTCTATTCTTTCAATTTTACGAGTCATAATTATTTAGGTTTAAATCAAATAGGGTTTCTACTAATATGGCGGACAAGCTGCCAAGGTTCGTATTGGAGATATTCACCCTCACTCCATACTGTGTATTCTTTTCTACCTCAACGGTATATGGTGTAGGAATAAACGGTAAATACTCTATTCTTCCCATCATTAAGTATTTGCACTTTATCTCATATCTGGAAGTCATTCTCTTCACTACCGTCTGACTCCGCAACAAACCCTTGGCGAACCATCTCTATCAAGTCGTTCGGACTCAGATTGTCCAGTATAGTCTCCTCTATCGTAGGAGATTTTTTCGTTTTTCTCATATAATGATAATGTGTTACTTAATCTTTTGGTTAAATCTCTTTCCGAAGCTAGTAGTTGGCGACATCGGCTTAGTGCCTCTTCTGTCTCTTTGATGTAAACTATTATATCGGTAACTGATACCATTAGGTTAAAGTGTTAGTGGGTAAAAATACTCAAAGGTTTTGTCATGGTTCAACTTCTCAGAAATCTTCAATGTCTAATAGTTTAACTATTTCATTTGAGGTTAAACGGCGGACTTCTCTATTCATAGGAATAGGTTTTCATGGTTTTGTTTCTCCATCATCATCAAATTGTTCCATATAATTAAAATAAATATTTATCTAAAATGGCGGTTGACTCCTTACATACTCAAAGCTTTACAACTTTAGTAACGTCAGACTCTGATACTTGGGTAGTTGTATATCTTTCAACAGAAGTTCAATCAGTAGTCTTTGGCTCCTTATATGGAAGACTTACTCTCTTTTGTCAATCTGATGTTTGACATACACTCATTAATATGTTACTCATAAGTAATATAATTGGTTATATGTGTGGCAGAACATCTAGGTTACGCTCCTAGTATAAGAGTTTTGGAGGCTCTTGTGTTACTATTACACTAATGTTCTATAAAGCTACTTCTATTATAGTAGCAAAATGATTTTTAATTATGGTAGCTCGGGTCGGAGTCGAACCGACTTAATCAAGCTTATGAGGCTTGCGAGATATCCGAATCTCTACCCAGCTATATGGTATATACTTTATGAAAGTATGGTCAGCGAGGAAGGATTCGAACCTTCAATCCCGTGCGTCCAAGGCACGTGAGATAACCATTACTCTACTCGCTGGTATGGTCGTACTAGTTGGACTTGCACCAACACGGAACTCTCGTCCCAAGAGATTTTAAATCTCTCGCGTTTACTAATTTCGCCATAGTACGATGGTCGAAATGGGTGGAGTTGCACCACCGAAGCCCGCAAGGGCAAAGGATTTACAGTCCTCCCCAACTAACTGACAGTTGGCTCACGTCGATATATTATGGTGTGACATCTGAGATTCGAACTCAGCCTTTTCCCGTCACAGGGGAACGTGTTGCCTCTACACTAATGTCACCTCATGGTACTCCACCTTAGATTTGAACTAAGAACTACGACCTTATAAGAGCCGCTGTCTGACCAGTTGACGATAGTGGAGTTTAGTTTATTTCTGAATCTCTTCTGAATTCTCTTAATAAGAAGTGTTTGAATTTTCTACGTAGCATCTTTTTTCAAGCCCTTACAGCTTTTCTATTTCTTCATCAGTATACATTGTCTGTATGTTTACACCAACTACAAGCTGACGCACGTTTGAAAGCATTATTAATCTGCATATTAAACCATTAGTAATATTAGGGATAAATCAACTATCGAACCGATACAAGACTATCGTTATTTTTAACGTATAGACGAGTTATCGCATTATAGACGGTTACTCTGATAAAGGATTTAATGGAGCGGTAGAAGAGATTCGAACTCTCATAGTACCGTGTTGAAGACGGCTCAGTATGCCTTTCCTGTCACTACCGCGAAATGGTCAGAGTATGGGGAATTGAACCCCAGCTAACACAGTGACAGTGTGTCGTGCAGAAACCACTACACTATACTCCGATGGTGGGGAAGGAGGGAGTTGAACCCTCACGCCGAAGCTCTGGCTTCTAAGACCAGTGTGTCTGCCAATTTCACCACTTCCCCTAAATAGGATTTCGTTCCATTCAACGCCGTCATTTAGACACATACGGTGTGTGACTTACCATAGGAACCTAGGAACTCAGTAAGTACCTTTTAGTTACGTATCAAGAAATACGATTATCACCTGTAACGTATGTGATTATTGATGGGCAAATTCTTGTGCAAATACTAGACATTACCTAGTAAAACGCTGTAGGTTTCAAGCCTTTTTACAGCACGCCTCCTTTCGGAGTAAATAATAATGGGACTCATGTGATACCCATAACCTTTCGCAGTTGTACCCTTATTCAGCCACTAACATATCAAGTTAATTACTCTATGATAATTCCAATTAAATGGTAGTTAGGAGGATTTTACCTCAATGTAGAGGACTTGTATAGTTTTAAGTAAATTGCAATTTTCTTACTATACCTTCCACATCCGTAAGTATATTTCGGTTACTTAAGAGTACCTAATATTTTCTCGGCTTTAGGGGACATCTGATACTTAATACCTAGTTAATCTTGTTTCGATTACCTAGTGCCTTTTCACACCCCAAGTGTGGGTGGGAGTAAATTCATACTCTTTTCAGCCAGTAGACTCGGCTCAATACTTACTAAAGTAAGTTTGTCCTCGTCCTTCCTATTAAGGAAGATAGAATACACGGCGAATCCGCAGTCTATTGACCTTTGATTCTTTATGTATTCTATCCTCCCGAAGAGGATGCCTCTCGGTTAGGAGGACTACAACTATCTAGTTGTTATTTGTTATCCGTATCTAAACGGACTTAAGCTAATGCCACCTCATTGTATTGAAAGTATAGTTAATGTCAAGTGGTTGTTTTAATAACAGTTGAATTAATAATACTAAACTGAATTCAGCTATCCTTCTTTCCCATAATTGTTATAAGGGCGTTATATGCAGCAACTGGGGAGAGATATCTACCCATATGCATAATCTTATTAAAAGGAATAGCAGATTCGTTATCAAACATTGCTAGTATTTTCTTATGTTTCTTGGAGAGAAATTGTTCTGTGTTCATAGTTATGTTGTTTTACGTTTACGTCACTTAGTCTTTTCTCTAATCACAGTACCCCTAATTACATCAGGAGCAACGCCTACTCGATATATAGTGACAGTTAATATGTCATTCCGCATCTTGCGCCTATCATTAATTCAAACAATAGGAACACAAGTAGTCGCGGATGTTATATATTGAGGGGTGTCGTCTTTCAACACTCATGCCTCAACAAGTCAATCTTCAATAGCCTTATTCATTACGGCACAATTGCTTGTGTCTAGATAACGTGTCTTGAATTTATACTCATATTGAATATGAATCATCTCATTAATCGGCTGGATGTTGTTGTTCTTGACAATAGAGTAAATCTCTTCATGCCATATGTTTCTAAATGTACTTCTTACTCACCAATGGACTCCTCACCAAATCTTATTAAGACTCATTTTGGAATCTGCGTCTAGCTCTACCTCAAATGAGAGTAGTATGTCTTTATCGGAAAGTTCCTTGTAGTCTATATTCATAGTTTATATTTCATCAATGTAGCTATTCTTATATAACATAAGAATTTCTTTAATCTCTTTTTCGTCTACTAATTCAAGTGGATGGAAGTGGTATCAATCTCTATCTAACTCTACAACGGCGATATTGGTTATACCAAGTAGCCGAGCATATAAAGTTAATTGGAGCTTTGCTTTCTTAAGTTTGTCGTAAGGTTTCCGATATACGGCTCAATCCACATTAAACTTATGTTTAGCAAGTCAGTATGTCTTCCAATCTAGAATCCATTTCTTTCATTCGATTAATGCTATTGCATCGCAGGTTCATTGGTAGTCCTTAGACGCCACGTATTTTTCTGCTTCTAATAGCTTTACATCAAAATCATTATAGAACTGGATTCAGTTGGCGACAATCTCTTTGTACTTTCTTCATCACCACTTTCAAGTCTTTCCATAAGTCTCCATAGCCAAGTGAACATATGTTCATCATGTAGATGCTTCCTTCATATACTCAGATAGGGAGATGTTATTTCTCTCTAGCCAAGAGTGGAATCTATCCTTGGATTCTCAATGGAACGGGTATATAAATTCAACTATGGAAGATACTCTCGGAACTCACTCTTTATAGTTAGTAGGTTTATCACTCATTAGTCAATGTAAGCAATGTCAACGAGCTTAGGTCTAGTCTGGAGAATTTTAAGATTCTCTATGTAAGCCTTAGCGTCTGAGAGGGAATTAAATTGTTCATCTTCACTCATCCAAAAGAAGAATAGAAATCTTGTTTGGACAATAAAAAGATTGTTCGAGAATGTTAGGATTCTAAAGTCACTTAGTTTCTGCATTTGTTTCTGTTGTGCTATCTTGTTCAATAAATTTAGGAGCGCATACTGGAAGTATATGTCAAATGACTACTTCATATAGAAATGGATTTCAATTACCATATTCTTTGAGGAATTTATCTTTCCAAGTCGCGAGCTTATCAAAAAACTCTTGTTGTGGAACGAGTCATACTCAATTCATATATATTGTTTGCCATTCCTCAGTAATATCTGGAGTAAACTTCTTACCTCAATCCTTGAATTTCTTATAGAAATCTTTACTTCAGTATTCCTTGAATATTAAATCTATAACGTAGTCTCAAAGCAGAGGCTTGACTTTAACTGGTGTTTTCTTTGTAGTCATATTAGAATGGTGTATCTTCTATTGTTAAATCTCCACTTACTTTTGGCTCTTCTAACTTAAACTCATCTCCTTCTTTGAAGATATATCTTGTGTCGATTCAAGTTCAACGAACCTTGAATGAGATAAACTTTCAATGGAGTTCTTTTACAAGAGAGTCTTCGAAGTCCCAAGGGCGAATCTTAGCTGGATTACCGAGCTTGTCTTTTCAATCAACAAGTTGTACATCCTTATCCAAGTCATAAGCCTCAATCATTCCAATAAGTCGAGAAGAAGGAACTGCGCGGAGGGTAAATGTATTACCTAGTCCAAGAGTTGTCTCTACTTCCTTACCCATTCATTGATTCCAAATACTAACAGTAAAGTCTTTTGATGGAGCGATATCCACGTCAAATACCTTACGGTAGAGTTTATTAAATCATGGTGCCATTGTTACACGGCGGAATCCGAACTTCTTAGCTCCATCATCCCAAAACTTTTCTCTAAGGAAGAAGGTGTCTCATTCTTGAATCTTTGCACGTTCATCTCAGGAGTATACAACTTCGTCAAGAAGACGAGCAGGAAAGTAATAGAAGCTTCGAAACTTCTTTATACCATCATCCCAACCGTATCGGTAAGGAGTAAAAACCTTAAGAATAAGAATGGATTGCTCTGCGAGACTTCTCATCTTAGATGCGGGAACACTACACTCACTTGTGTATTCTGGTATACTTGTCATAATAATATTGTGTGTTAATGATTAGAGATTAAAAACTCTAACGGCAATTTGTTTGGTAACTAAATCTTTTATTGGTATAAGTACTCACTTTACTCTCCAACCGTCACCTCAAGATACAATTCTATACTCATTTGAATTCAAGAACCTACGTATGTCTTTCTTTAGCTTATGTCAGCTGAATAGATAGAACTTTGTATTATTTCAATAGGCGAATAAATGGATATAATCATACTTGAAGATTCAAGATGGTTTTCAGTTGCACTCATACTCAATGAAGATATTTCACGTTGTGTCCATCCTCCTGTCGAACTTAACCTCAACATTCATTCCGAGAGGGGATACCAAGTCTATGCCTAGACGGGATGGATTTTTTGACAACCTCATATTCGGATATGATTTGTCTAGGAAGGCAAGCACACGATTCTCGTATTGTTTACCCTCCTCTAAGTCATTTACGAATGACATGGAATCATTCATGTACTTTTAGCTATGAACTCTACATTCCTATGAGTCGGAATAGTCGCGTCCAAAACCTTATCGTCTACTTCTGGGTGAAAGTACTTAAAGTCCAGAAGTCTTTTTTCTATATTTTTAGCAGAGTCTCATCTATTCATCAACCGTTCAACAACTTCTTTCTCGTCTATCTCTAGATAGAATCCTCGATATGGTATGCCGTTCTGATGGAAATGTTTCTTAAGGGAAGCACGTCAGACTGGCTCAACTATAAAGATGTTAGAAACACTAGGATTAAAATGAAGAGATATAGCATAGAGTTCTCAATTGTATTCAGTAAACTCCATGAAGTCTCCATTCTCAAGCTTGGTATAGAATTGAGATTTAGTCAGAAACACGTAGGAATCTAACTCTTCATTAGAGCGAGGTTCCCTCGTTGTAAATTGTATGGGGCGGGCGAACTTTTGTGGAAAATCTTTAAGAAGAGATTCCATTATTGTAGTCTTTCAACTTCAACTAACTCATGTTAGTATTACTTGAGGAGCCTGAGGGGGACTTGTTTTATCTTGCATAATGTATGTTAATGTATAAAGAGTATATTGAGAATATAGTTAAAGTCAAATTTAATTTTGAATATCAAATTGACCATACTTTTCTTTTATTTTTAATAATGCTATTCTTGAAGCCTCATCGTGAGGATATCATTCTAGCTTTAGTAATTCTATGAGGTGCTCCTCTTCATTAAGGAGCTCTGCTACTTTCATTTTTGATTCGTTCATTTGTGTACTCGTTTGTAGTAATTAATTATATCCTTTGGTAGTCATGTTGACTCAACAATTTCTGGAGTAGTCTTATTGGCATATATCAATGTTACGATATTATCAATTTGTTCTGGAGTGTATTTCTTTGGCTTACGTCTTATCATAGTCAGAAGTTTGATTTAAGGGAAGTAAACTCAGCCTGTGTAGTCTCACGAAACTTAGCTCATTTAGTGAAGTCTATCATGTAGTTGGTAGAGATAGAATGAGGTCATAGCCTATTCTTTGATAGGTGGAATGTAACTCAACTCATTCGCTTAATCTCTTCTTTCTTATCTCTAAATCAACTTGGCGGACGGTCTCAATGGGCGAACTCTTCATCGGAGTATAAGGCGTCATTTAGAACCTTTTCTCTAACTTCATAGAATTCCTTCCAAGGAGTTATATGGATACCTACGTCCGTGTTATTGCGTAGAAATGTACTTCAGAAGAACTGAGGATTTCACCGTATATCTTCTGATGCTTGGAGATTGGTTGGTAGGTTACTTAAGTCAATCCAACTCATTTGAGTTTGCTTAACGAAGCGTTGAACCTGAATGGCATATTCTGTGTATTTTGCCTCTTCAGTAAACCCCTTAATACTCATAAGACCAATATAGTCTAGAATAACTACATCTGGATTGAACTCCATACAACGAGAGAATATATCACTTAGATAGAACGCGCTATCTATAATACTAAGTTGTCACGAAATCTTCGTAAGATAATCAAAGTCACCTTGTACGTCTCATCTAAGGATAGAATCCATTGATTGAGCTTGATGGTTACTCATAAGATATCCGAGAGTAGTTTCTACTTCATTCTCTAGTGTAAGGAACATTACCTTAGCTCCTTGTGCTAATAGATTGTTAATAACACTATAGGCGAACTGGGATTTACCTGTGTTTGATGGCGCGCCGATGCGGTACGTCTTACCTTTCTGAATTCACTTTGTTGCTCTATCGAGGAACTTGAACTCATGTCAAAAGGAGTATCCGAATAAATCCTTACCATCCAGCTCCGATATCTTATCGGCAAGATTATGAGCGTGCTTAATATCAAATCATCTCGTAGCATTCCCCGCTCAATTAGTAGCAATAGCTATAAGCTCTTGTCAATAGGCGAGTAGTTGACTCGCACTTCTTTCTGTGTCACCCATAACTTTATCTACTACCTTCTGAGCGGCAATCTTCCTTGAGTTATCTTTTATCATCATCTCGTACTTACGAAATGAAGCATAACCAAAGTCTCAAGTTATTAAGTCAGAAAGCATTTGATTACCAATTTGTTTTGAATGTCACTTGTCTGCTATCTTTTGTGATACTTGGATTAAGTCTGGATGCCCACCTTCATCATATATATCCTTTATTGCTTGGAATACTATTCAATGTTCTGGTGTAAAGAAGTCATCCTGAACTACCCTTATATCTTTTCTGTCTAAGTTTACCCCATCTGTTAGGAGACATCAGAGGTAGGCTTTCTCGGCAGCCGAAGCACTTGCCGCTAAAACCCTATACGATGTTGCTGTGTTTTGAAAGCTCATTATTATATTGGGTTAAAGGTTATTCTTTTTCTTCCAATCACTAAATTTTCCAGATATATCCTTGGATGAAATATAAACTCATGTTAACATTAGTTCTCAATCCTCAGAATATTTATATTGTCAAATCTCTACCATGAACTTATTGAATAATTCAGCCTTATCTAATGCTGAATATTTATTAATTGGTTTAGGTTTTTCTTTTATAAATGGCATACTACTTAATAAGTTTAATTAGACATCATATAGCTAACACAGCCTCCGCAACCCTGAAGTTTATCTCACTATAAGTTGTTCAACTTGGTGTATGTTCTGCATATTTATATATTGTTTTCTTAATTGTCTTTAACTCATTAATTCTTGCCTGTTTCGATTGCATAATGTATATATTAAAAATTACCGTTAGCTACTTGTAAACATCTGAGCCCCGCCTCTCTCCACATCTTAACTACTTGGTCTCTATCATCAAACACATAGTGGACATAGTAATGTCAAGCTATCTTATTTTGTAGTATTTCGTACTTGACATAACTATCTTTCCGTCTATCATCTGATTTTCTCATGTGAAGAATATCACCATCTACTCACGTCCTTTGTAACCACTTTCTTGTAGCGTCCTCACAATCATCAGTACGTCAGCTTACTATAATTATTTTATAGTCGTAGTGAAATGCTATTGTATGGATTAAATTAATTATATCTCTATGAGAGGAATCAAGGTGGACTTTAGTGTAGTCATAAGGACTTCTATCACCCATCTTAGCTATCGTCCCATCTATATCAACTATAATAGCTCAAGGCAGAGTATTGTCTTGACTTATTCTTTCGAACTCGGCAGGCGGTTGTGGATTCCATTTCCATTTACGACTCATATCCATAATGACACGCTTACCAACTGGATTATCTCTTTCTTTATCATTTCTAATGCAAGTAACTACATCTGAAAGGAACTCTTTAACCTCGAACTCTATGCCGTATTCTTCCGCTATCTTGCGATACGTCTGTTCATGAATAGGGTTGAGGTTCGTGTCGTCTATGATAACGCTATATCCTTGTGTAAGGTAACATAGTATAACCGTAATACGTTTCTCAGATAAGTTACGTTCCCTTTCTTTTGTGAAAGAATCCCAGTTAGACCGAGCCTCATCATTATTCCAATGACGGAGGTTTGGGTTATCTTTTATTTGAGCCTTACGCCATGTTGACTTTCATGAAGCTGGCAGCCCCTTCAACATAATTAGTTTCTGTATCATAGTAGTTTGGATTTGTTACGAATAATAATTTTATTAATCCTTTCTATTTCTCTTTCTGCGCAACCTATTGCATTCTCTATGCATTTATTATAAAAATCAACAGCCTTATTATAGTCATCGAAAGTACAATGTCACATATAATATCATCTCATTGCGATGCCATCTATGTCAGATGTTGCAATTGATTCTGTTATACCATATTCATTTAGTCTTCACGTTTTTGCGTATCTTATTTTTACCCTAAAGATTTTTGTTCATTTTGCAATCATAGTTTGATAGAGTTAATAATTATATCGCGGGAAAATTTAACCATCTTATACTTAGTCTCAAATGTAGGTTTAACTTTATAGTTATCAACTATATCTTTCACTAAGTCAAGTTCTCTTAATGCTTGCGCCCTCGCACTATCAAGTGGGAATATTCAATTCTTAATTGCTGTTAGACTCAGTGCCTCAGAACCTTCATGAGTAAACGAGTAATTCCCTTCTAGATAACGCTCCATCAACATACGAAGTCTAACTATATGACATAGTTGCTTTGGGTCATAGCCGTATTTCTTAATCACGTCAATCTTAGACGGGTATTCGTGGGAGAATGCGTGCCATTTCTGGAGTATCATTCATTGACAAGCTCGAAGGTAAATCTCACCTTGCTCATCTAGAAGAGGTTTGAAGAACGAGCGGAACTCATCAGATTCTTTATCGGTTTTTGCATAGTAGTATTCTGTATTGAGTAGTTCAATAAAGTTAACATTAACCTTGACGGCAGACTCAATATAGTTTCTAATATCCTTTACCTCTACTTGTCACCAATCATATGTGTATACTTTTGATGTTGGCTTATTCTGGTTGACTAATTCCTCTAGAGTAGGTATAATAATAGCCTTGAAATCTAAGTCAGAATTTGCTGTTTGTAGATTGTAGTTCTGAGAGCCGTAGAGAGCAATATAGAATACATTATATTCTTTTGACAACTCGTAATATACTTCGCGAAGCTTCTCATGAATTTTATCGGGGGTGTAGTATGGCATACTTATTTAAATTTAGGAAAATAAAAGCTATTGTCTTTAATCTTTGCACCACACTTTTCATAGAAACCTTTTGAGTTGTATGTGTAGTCTCATTCTACATTGCCGTATTGGCGGAGATATTCTATAAACTTAGTCCCAAATCCTTTTCATTGGAACTTAGGATTTATATTTAGGATATCTATATGTATTGTACCTAAACTTAATGATAGATAACAATATCAGACTCTACTTCATTTCCAATTTATATTAACCCTTGGTGTTGTAGAACGACGGTTTGCAAAGTCTATATTAATCATATAACTATTTTTTAAAAGAATTATAAATAAGTTGGTAAACTTCTCACTTGATAGAATCTCTACAATATTTTCTAATGTAGTCAAACTTGAGCTTATCTCTTGTTGTTTGGAATAGAGTCATACTTTATATTAAATTAAAGAATTCTTCGTTAATAACTTTTTGGATATCTGGAGGGACACGAGACCATTTTTTACTAAACTGTTCCATATTTCGAAAATCCATATCTATTAAGTTCTTTTGAGCTTTAATATAATCCTGAATTATCTTTGGACTATTTTTAATAGCTTCGTTCAATTCATTATCATTGAATGTTTTAACTCGAATACTCATAGTTATTATTAATTAGCTTCTTCCGTATCTTCTACACCATCATCAATAGCTTTAGTCTCATGTGTAAGGAACAGTTGAGACTTAAGTTTGTAAGCAGAATAAGTTTCTTTACCATCTCGGCGGATTACTACTCATTCACGAGGGACTTTATTATCATTCAACTTGCACATTTGTTCAATACCATCTACATATTTATATCTAATGTATTCTGTAAAATGGTCAAGTGCAGTTAGAGGTGATTTAACTCATCCATCTGTAACTCTAGTAGTTTCAAGTAGTGGCACTACATCAATCGACCGTAGGGTGCAATACTGGCGGATTTGACTATCTGTAAACTCTACTACTACTCAATCTGGCGTTGTATATGTAATACGGTATACGTAGAACTTACTCTCTCACTCTTGACAACCATAGTGGTAACCCTTCTGAATGAAGGCTCCAGACGGAGTATATCCTATAATCTCACCGTAGAGGGTAATACCTTTTTCAATCTTTCACTCCAATGCTTTAGCATAAATCCCCCAGATGTCTTCTCAGT